TCTTTACCTTCTGAAATATCACCAACTTCTTTTGTTGTCGATAACATTCCAAGTGAATCAAGACACATCATTAGTGGTTTATCTTCTGTATGATTTTCTACTACTTTAACTGCTTGATGAGTAAATTCTTGTATAGTAGTTACAGGAAGAATTATCATCCTATTAGAATCAATTCCCCTACTTTCAATCATATCCTTTGTTAGAGCAGACTCAGACTCAAAGTACAGAACACCGCCGCTAGGATTAGTTGAAAGAAACTGTTTGACCATACCAAGAGCAAAGAACGTTTTACCCGTAGCAGTTTCTCCTGCCAATGCTGTAATTTTGTTTGATGGTATTCCTCCATAAATATCTCCCGAAACTAATGCGTTTAAAATATAACTACCAGTATCTACATAACTAGATACATCACCGGCCTCAACACCATCTGAAACTTTTGTGGCGTATTCATTACCTGTTACTTTTACTAAATTATCTAAATAATCACTCATAATTTCATTACCTCTTTTTCACTCCACCAACCAGTCAAATAATGTTTTTCCATATCTCCTCTTACGGGATTACCTCTATGACAATGTGTAAAATAAGATGGAAAAATTATCATTCTACCAGCTCTTGGTGCTATTCGTTTTCCATAATAAAGAAATTCTAATTCACCTTCCTCATTATGATCTGTTAAAGATAAGTGCCATGACAAGACACTACTAGCATAAGTAGTTGAAGCATGTTCATGATGCCATGCATGGTATCCTTGATGTTTGTTTACAACATGATATTTAATTTTAGGACTTGTCATTTCCCGTCCTTCAAAAGTTACAGGATATTTTTTTAAATATTTCACCCCTTCGGTTGTTATAACATTCACTATATGTTCATACCAATTTTCAGGAAATGTATTAAAATATTCTACAAAAAACCAATAATCATCTTGATCCGCTTTTCTTCGGTCGGGCGCGGCTGTTGAAGATTTTATAGAATATTCCTGAAATTTTTGTTTATTTTCCCATACATAATTATACAGATTTACACACATTTCTAAAGAAAGTGCATCATCTTTTATGTATATAAAATCATCAGGGTCTGGTTTCTTTGGTTTTAAATATTTTGTTTTATTCATGATCTTCTATCATTTCGTTAGTATCTCAATAATATGATTTCCTTCTTCCTGCATTCTATTAGCAAATGCATTTGCCTCCTTTCGAGTTTCGAAAGTCATATAACTAATTGAATCTGGATTAATATCTATTGAATAATTTAATTGTTTTGACATTTGTGCGTGAGACCCTGAATTTTCTTTTTGCCTTTGTTTATAGGTCTTCTTTGCATATCGCACCATTATACTTCCTGCCATATTTACTCCTATTATACACTAAATAAAGAAATTGTCAAGACTTGACTTCCTCTCTGTTTCCCAGCCAATTACGTCTAACACTCCCTTTAATGGTTCTAAAAATGCCTTTTCAAATTGAGTATCGTAATCAATATACTTTTCTAACTCAAATTCTCTAGGTAAACTATTTGTTATTGAAATTACTTTATCTCCAGTAGGATTGGGATCCTTAAGGTAAGAAAATTTAACTTTCTCTCCTTCTTTTATATATTGATATTTTTTTGTTAATTTTTTAGTTCTCAATATATGATTATAAATTAAAGAGCCTTTAACATGAATTGGTGTAGATTTTCTATAAATTGTTGCCGGATCTTTATATTTTTTTAATCCATTAACTGATCTTGGGAATGCTATTTCTTCCATATCTAAACCAATAAATTTCTCTTTAAACTTTTCAATATAACTAATAACATCATCTTCTGTTCCCGACAGAATAATATTAAAAATTTCTTTTAATGATTCTCTACATGCAAATGGTGTAGAACTTTTTACTGCTTCAATACCAACAATCTTTAATTTTGGTTCTTCATATCGAACACCCTCAGAATCATGAACGTTCAGAATATAATGTTTCTTTGCTGTCCAAATTCCAGTATCTGCAATAACCTCACGTTTCATGACCATCTTTTGTTGATAGGCATTCATGTAATCTGCCAATTCATTATAACTTTTCTCAATTACTTCTTCGATTCTTGCACAGGCCTTGTCCAAAAATCCAATGATCTTTTCTTTGTCGGTAATACCAATTCTAGAAACAAGACTATCAAGACAAACATATAAAGAATCGGTATCCATAGCAATAATATAGTCCACATCTTCTGTACCTAATGTTTTGTTTAAATAATTATTTACTGCTTTTTCAGCCCATTGAATAGATAATTGACCTGCGGCTGTTACTGCTTCAGCATTTCTCTCATCATAAAATCTAAACCATTGATTTCCCATTGCACCGTATGCAGAATTAAGTGCAATCTTTAGATTCTGTTGATAATTGTAATATTGGGACAATTTATTTGGATCAGCATTACTTCCCTTTTTCTGTTCTTCAAGCATTTTCTTTTTGTATTTCACTCTGTCATTATACATACTCTCCATCAAATTTGGAAGAAATCCATATTTGTCTCTGCGATAAATTGATCCATTAGGTGTAACAGTAATATTCTTTTCTTTCCAAATTGATGTATCAAAATTTTTATTTAATAATTCATTCACAGTCATTTCATCCTGCCATGTACTCAAAATGGTCTCAGGGGAAATATTATATTGCATAATTAAATGTGGATACAAACTATTTAAATCAAAACTAACAATCCAATTATGTCTTCCCTTTTGTGGTGCTTTCACATAAGCACCTTCATACATATCACCCTTACGTGCGCGTTTCTTTTGTGGTATTACAACTTTTTCTTTTAAAAGATGATTGTAAATAATACAATCCCACATTCTTGTCTGTGCAAATACATCAATAAAATTACATTTAGATAAAAATGCAAGTGAAATAATCAATTCTAAAAGTTTCATTTTTTTCTCAAGACGATCAACCAACATTACATCTTGAATATTATATTCAATAAACTTTTGATAATCTGTTTTATATAATTCATGAAGAGTAGCAACTTCAGAATAATCTAATTTTTTTTGTCCTAATTCAACATTTGCAATATGATCTAATCTATAAGATTCATGATTCTTAAACGTGAATTTCTTATAAGATTCCATATAGTCAAGTTCAGATACACCATATATTTCGTATGATTGTAATTCTCTACCACCCATGCCAAAGATTTTCTGTTCTTTAACAAAACCCCAAGGCGATAGTTTCTTGACCCATGATTCATTTAAAATATTTCGAATTCTATTAACCAAATATGGAGTATCAAATGTTTTAGTATTCCAACCAGAAATTACATGAGGACAATTTCTCTGCCAATACATGACAAATTCTTCTAATAATTGTCTCTCATCACCACATTTATTATATGTAATATTTTCTTGATCATTTCTAAATTCACCACAACCCCAAACTTGAATATCATCACCCATTTTTGTTGTAATAGCCGTGACTTCTTCAGAAGCAATTTCGGGATCAGGAAATCCATGCTCAGAACCAACCTCAATATCGATATACATTATTTTCATATATTCTAAATTATAATCGATTGTATCTGGGTAAGTTTCCCCAATATAGGAATAATTAAAATTAGTATGACCGTAGAGTGCCATGTTTTCTACACCTTCATACTTTTTTAATGATGCGCGGGTCTCTTTAATTGTTCCCCATTGGATAGGAGCTACTGGTTTGTCATCAAGAGTTCGCCATTCAGTTTTACTTGTAGTTGGAATATATAAGGTAGGTTTAAATACTTTTTTATCTTCAAAAGGCAATCCATTTTCGATTCCCCTTTCAAAAATGTAATCACCAAGACATACTACATTAGTATAAAATCTATTCTTCATGTTTGAAATAATTAAAATTTATAACCACTCTAGATTTTTCATCAGTACAGGATGTACCACGATGTTTTATATTGGCAGGAAAAATAGCTACTCTATTTGCAACACTTTCAACTTTTTCATATTGCTTCATTCCTTCCGAAAATTCAGTATAACCATTATTAGTGTTCATGTATAAAATAGCAGTTGTCCATTGACTTTGTTTTTCCTCTGACATATGAGGAATATCTACATGAAATGAATTTTTAATAATTTCTTCTGTTCTTGTCAAAAGATTTGCTTTTATTCTATATACAGATAATGGATTTAAACATTGAAGAACAGGATTCACATGTTCTACAAATGAAGATGCTGGAATTTTATCCTGATAAAATGAATGAATAAATTGAAACTTATCTTCATCTTCAGGATTATCAATATTGGGCCAATAAAACCAATGAATCGCATCCGTCATCATTAAAGTTTGTAATTTTTCAAATTTTTCTTTTTCTAAAAAATCATCTACTATCTGTACCATTGGTTCCTTGTCACTTTATCATAATCACTATTAATTTCATCTAATTTATTATAACACAGTTTTATGTGTTTGTCAACCCATGAACGGCCCCTAAAGGCTCCGATGAAAAACAAAACCTGTAAATAAATCTTAATACTAAATTCTATTACTTTATTACGCAGATACGAAACCATTTTTATACTGGACTCCATTTTTAGTCTTAAGAGCTGTGAGAATTTTTTTTCTATTCCCCATAAGATTATAACTGCAATGAACCCAACCGCTATTAGGGTTTTTCCCATCATAAAATTCCAAAATTAATTGATCAAATTCCAAATTCTTTGCAATCCATTTTGCAAGGTCAGGATTTGGTGTAGAGAAAGATTCAAAATCTGCTGCTTGTCCATTACAATGTTGGCTAGTTTTAGATCCTCCTACTTTAGCATTTAAAGCAGGACTTCTATAACCAGAATTAATCGTAATAACACCAAACTGATCTCTTACTGGTTGTAAAATATTAATTGCAAGATGTGTTAAATTCACTAGATGATAATCATTAGGTGAATTATC